GGCGGGCAAGGCGTTGACGACTTCGCGGTGTTCATGACGAACCAGGGCGAGGTCGCGGTCTATCAGGGGACGAACCCCGACCTTGCGACCGAATGGGCCGTTGATGATGGTGGACGTGGCCAGATCAACGGTGAAGTCATTGCCCGCCAGCAGCGCGCCGTTCGCCACGTCAGCAACCCACCCGGCCTCCTGAAGGCTGGAATATCCGGGGTTGTTCCAGAAGCGGTACTGATCCACCGCGACGATGGTTGCCCCCGATTGTGGCGCAAACGCGCGAGCCGTCGTTGCGGGGTCCAATGTGTTGGTATTGTCCCGAAGGTCAAAGCTCAGCCTTGCTGAGATGTCAGCGCTGACATAGCCCGTATAAGTCAGGATTTTGTTGTCGTTCGGCGCGTTGGTGTTGATGCACTCAAAGTGCACCTTGTTTGCCATCGCCTCGATGATGGATGCGTCAAACTCAATCAGTCCGCGAGAGATGGCCGTAGTGGCAAGGGCCTCTGGAATAACCTTCATCCCATCAACGGAGAAAACGGAAGTGGGCGAGTCGCTGTCCAGAAAAGCATAAAGGACATTCCGGACGGCCACCTCCGTGTGAAGTTCGCCGCCGATAACCCGTGTTACCTTCTCGTCGTCAGGATACAGGTGCTGGGACGCCAATGGAATAAATGACGTTCCGAGCGGGGACGTGCCGCCGTTCTTCTGATACCGGAAGTAAGGCTGGTCAACGATCATGGAGCCATACTGGCTGTCCACGTCGTGGCCGTTGGGGATGGAAACAACCGCCTGACGGATGAACTTGGGGCGGACCACCACCGTCTCCGCGCATTGGGTCTTGATGCCCCGCCCCTGACAATCTTCAGTCACGCAATCAATTAACGTCGCCCGCTTGCCTCGCGGGAGGCTTGAGCCATCCAGCCCCCCGAAAACCGCGATGCCGTCAGCGTCCTGCACCGCGTTGAGGATGTTTTTGGCAACGATGCGCTCAAGCACGATGTCCGTGCAAAGGCCGCCAATGCGGATCCCCTTGCAGTCACCCGTCGCATCCAAGCTGGTGTGGCGCGACGCGCGGTTAAAGGACAGATCACGGATTCCGTATTGCTCGAACGGCCCCAGCACCTGTGCGCCGTAGGCAACCCCATTAGAGCCAGACGGGGCGTAAACGTCGTTAACCTCGACGCCTTCTATAGTACACGTCGCGCCCAGAGCGGTGCCGCCCGAATTGCTGGATATGACCAGTCCGCGCTGAACCTTGTCGGAACAGTTGAGGGTCAGCCTTCCCCACACCCGGTGACTGTTAAGCGCCGTCGAGAACACCGACAGCAGAAACTCAAAGGCCGTGGAGCCCGCATCAACCTCAATGGTCACGTCGTCATAAAAGACGTTCAAGACGCCGCTGGCGACCGTGCTGGGCGTGGAGATCGGCCCGTTGACCGCATAGGTCCCGCGAGGAACATACCCCCGGATGCGGTTGGCGATGCAATAGTCGTGGAACGCCAGCAGGGTTGCGGTATTAACCGTCGCCGTGCCGGTTAGCGAGCCAAAATTGGCCGGAGTCACGGTGTTGGAAATACGGGCGTATGTGTCCCCAAGGATGCCGTTCAGCTTTAGCCTGAAAAGCTCGTCGTTCTGCTTTATGGGGAGGGCATAATCGGTGACTACCGGCATCAGTTCGGCCCAGGGAACGTGCCTTCCGGGTAGATGGAGGCGACGAACCCATCATAGCCGCGAAGGTTCAGGCGGGTTGCGCCGCCGTCGCGGCCTCGGGCTTGCTGGACCTGTCGCTCATAGGTGCGGAAGTCCTCGGCGTATTCCAACCCCTTGGTCTTCATGAAGCGCCAGCGGACACCAAGCTTGATCAGCTCTTCATCAAGGTAGGACGTGTCATCGTCGGCAGAGAAGCGGGCTTGCGGGGTTCCTGCTGCCGAGATGGCCCAATTCTTGGTCACATACTCGTAGGCGATGGTTTGGGTAGGCGGAACCGGGTCGGGCGTGGCGAGGAAGATGTTGCCCCGCTCACGCCACGAGATGTAGACGCGGTTAAGCTGGGGTTGGGCCTGGATCGCTTGCCAGTCTTGCGGGGTCAGCGGGCCTAGCAGGTTTCGTCGGGTGGTTCGGTTGAAGAACGTGTTCGCAATGAACCTGTCGAGGTCGGCGGGGATGGCGCTGGTCTGAACCGCCGCCTCCGTCGTGTCGAAGGTGTATTGCATGGTAAGGGCCTGCCAGTCGTGACGACTCGCAAGCTCCTTGCCCTCTTCATTCGCCAGCGCGTAAAGCTGCCTTACTTGGGCGTCCTGGCTTGCGACGACCGCTTGGGGCCGGGGCAGGCTCAGGAGGTCCGTTACGTCCTGAATGATGGTCAGCAGCGTCATGCGTCAGGCTTCCGCCCTTTGAGCCGTCGCCGTCCCTGTCCAGTGGAGACAGCCCTTCTTCGATCAGGAACGCCGCCCAAGCCTCGGGGTGGTTCTTTTGATCTTGCTCGGTGGCCGCGCGGGGTCCGACGATGGAATTCGCGTCCGAAACATACATGAAGGTGACGCGGTTCTCAACCTTCTGGAAATGCGCCCCCCTCTTCACTGACTTGTCTCCGCTCTCCCGCTGTGTCGCGTCCATTGTTCTTCCCTTGGGCTTGAATGAGTGAGTTCATTTGCGCCTTGAGCGCGTCGATTTCTTCCTGAAGCTTGGACTCGCGCAACAGGGCGGCATCCAGCGGAGCATTGCCCGCCGCCGCCTCAAGGAACGCCTTGGCGCGGTCGCGTAGCTGGCGAGCGCCTAGGCCCAGGTTCTGAAGCTGCCCGTCAGAGACGCCCGCAAGCTGCTCCACGGTGCGGATTTTCTTGGCCTTCAGTTCGGCGACCTGTGACACGCTCACGGCGGGCCACTGCTCAAGGGGGGTGCCGTCCGTGGCCTCTTCCGCGTCTTCCTTGAAGCGCCGCCATTGCTCGGGCCAGCGATCCTTGTCCTTGTCCTGAACCTCGCGATCCACTTCCGAGCGGGTGTCGCCCGGAATGATGATCCGGACGTAATCCTTGTCCACGAAAATGGGCCTGCCTTCTTCCTGCGAACGGAAGTTGTGCTGAACCGCCTTCACGTAGAAAACCGGGATGGAGTTGTCTTGGTCCTGTTTCATGCGTCCCTCTTGTAAAGTATATCGCGCCCAAGGCGGGAGCGTTCCGTGTAGCCGCGAGCCTCTAGCCAAGCGGTGGGGTTCTCGCCCAGTCCCTTGACCTCAAGGATGATGGTCGGCGAACACCGCGCCAGCGTCCGTTGCGCGCCCTTCAGGGCCTCAAGCTCATGGCCTTCGATGTCGAGCCAGATGAGCGAGGGGGACAGGTCCAGCGTGTCGATGGTGGTTACGGGGATGCCGTCATCATCGACACGGACACCTACCTTGTGCGCTCCGCAGTTGCCCTGTTCGACCTCGTAAACGTCGCAGGAGCCTTCCTCCGCACCAAGGGCGCTTTCGTAATAGCGCACGTTCGGGGCGCGGTTGGCGAGGTTGCGCGACAGGCAGGCGAAGTTCGTCGGATCGGGCTCGAAGGTGTAGACCTCGGCAAAGTGCTTGGCGAGCATGGCGGCATAGACCCCCACGTTCCCCCCAGCCTGAATAACGACTTCATGCGTGGAGTTATCCAGCGCCCACGGGATGGCCGGGATGACCTCGCGGATGATGGCCGGGCGGCATTGTTCGTCGCTGGTCGGCCACCACCAATCGCCCTTTTGGGCAATCTCCTGCGCCGCTTCGCCTATCCAACCTGACATAGAACCCTCGCTAGATCGGGGATTAGCCCCTTGCCATGAACGCGCAGTGTAATGCCTTGGCCGGTCAAGTGCATCCACGCTTCCTTGAACTCTTCGGCTTGGCGGGCCATCCAGATTGCGGCCTTGTAGGTCTTGTCGCCAAGGCGAAGGGTGATGACCGTCTCGCCGTCATTGAGCGGCTGTGCGTAGGCGTGATGGGCGTCATCCTCATACGAGGAATCCATCCCATAGACGTGGATGCGCTTGAAGCCGGAAATCCAGCACAGGTTCAACGCCCGTAGCCCCACCGTTCCCCCGCCCGGCACAACCACGATGGGGTGCGTTTTGTCGTAGGGCTCAAGCACGTCCATCAATTCCTGATAGGCGATGCCGTTGGCGCAATGCCAGACGACGACGTTTTGATCCTTAAGGGCATCGAACAGCGACGGGTCGCACTGGCTGGCTAGGTAGTATGTTACCGCGTGCTTGGTCGGCTGGATGAAGTCGATGTTCTCGGGCCGGGCATCCAGAAGCACGATCCCGTCAGGGTGAATGCCGTGCTTTCGCAGCATGTTGGCGACGCCGTTTACCGCGATGATGTGGGCTCCCGCCCTCTGCCGGTTCCTCAGGCTGTAGATCGACCGCTTGAGGCTTGGACCGCCACAGACGACAACGGCCTCTTTTGCCTTTGGGAAACCGATGAACCACGGGAGCGGGCGCTTGCAATTGGCCTCCACGTTCTTGAGGATTTGAGCCTGACTGACGTTGCCGCCGTCCATTTTCGGCAGGACGTAATCGCCGCCCACCTTCCAGACGTGCTTCACCCATCCGCCGCAATCAGGGGGTTTCGGCTCGCCGTGGAATATGACCGCGACGGCCCCAGTCGGGATGCTCTCGCCAGCGTGGGAGCGGTAGCTTACGAACATGCCGGGCGGGAAGGTGTTCCATCCCCCGACTTCCGTTAGCCAGTCCTGGTCACCGTGCAGGCGGGTCTTGTCGGCGTGGTCGAACAGGCCCCACACCTCACGGTGTTCGCCGTAGTCCCACACCATGACGGACGAGTTATAGCCCGGCAGGTGCCAGTCGCGGATGATGCCCTTGGGAAGCCCCTCAAGGCGGCCTGTGATGGCTACGTCGAGGTCGAAGTAGATAACCCGCTCGCCCTCGGCCCAAGGCATGTGGGGGCTGAACAGGGCCAGTTTCTGCCACCAGCCCTCAAGCCTAGGCAGGGCGGGGATTTTCTGAACGCCGCCTATCTGTTCGGGCTGGTCGGTGACGCACCAGAACGTGAAGTCTTCCGTCAGGTTGCGGTCAACCATGTCGCGGAGGATTTCGACGTATTCAGGCCCGTAGCGCGTCCCTACGCGGACGCAGACTATGTTCAGGGTCATTGCATCGTCGGGGGCAGGATGAGCTTGGGCGTCGTCAGGAGTTGAACCTTGCGCGCCTTGGCTTGCTGGTAGGCATGAACAGCCGTCGCCATCGCAGCGGCTTCCTCATCCGAGCGCGGGACCGCCACGCAGCCCTTGGGGACGATGGTGAAGCCCTCATCAATCAGCCATTGGTCGTGGGCGTTGATTGCGGCGTGGGCGGCCAGTAGCGCGCCGTCGAGTTCTTCGTCCGATACGTCGTCGTTGGCTTCGTCGCCTCGCAAGGAGGCTAGGATTGCGTCGGCTACCACTTTGGCTAGCGCGTCAGTTTCTTGGGTCATCTGCTTTCCCTCTCAGACACCGTGACCATAAACAAAAACGGCGGGAGCCGAAACCCCCGCCGCTTCCGTTACGCACCTAGCAATACTCGCTAGGAAGTCAGAGCCTGAGCCCAAAAGTACTGGTTCGCAACCACGCCGCCGGTCGTGTTGACGGTGTAGGTGGCGACCAGCGCCGACGCGGCAGCCACGGCAGAGCCTGAAGCGCCCGCCGTGATGTAAGCGGTGGACGAAAGCGAGCCCGCAGCCTTCAGGTAGATGTTCTTGCGCCCATTGGACGACCACAGCGGGGTGAGAACCGCAACGGCAGGAGTGGACGACTTGCTGTCGAGGTCGGCCCCGAGGATCGGGGTGACAGCGTAGATGACCGAAGTAGTGGAAGCCATGATGGTTGTCCTTTCACTCCAAGGCCTAGGCCTTGAGGAGCCCTTGGAGGAAGCCGTTCGAGAGCGTCATGTTGCCCGCGAAGACGATGAATTGGACCGTGGCGTCCTGATTGAGCGAGTCGCGCTTGTCCAGAGGAACGAAGTTGCGGTCGCGGTGGGGACGCCAGTGGATGTAGTCCGTGTTCAGGAAGTACATATGGTTCGTCGGACAGTTGCCGCCGTATCCGCCGTCCAGAACCACGTCGGAGTTCATGTACTTCAGGCTCACGAAGCCCGCTTGGGCCATCTCGTCGGAGGTGATCCGCTGGATGGTTTGCAGGCTTTGCAGATAGAGCTGGTAGTAGTTGTTGTCGGCCATGATCAGGTCGGGGTGATCGGTGCCGCGAACGAGTTGGAGGTAGATGGAGTTCATGTACTTCTGGATGTTCGCAGAAGTGGCCGCCGTGCCGCCATCGGTGGAAGCGTCGTAGACCTTGTTGCGCCAGAAGCTCCAGGTCGCGCGGTTGATGCCGCCCACGGTGCCGGTGGTGGGGTCGTCGGCGACCAGCAGTTGCAGGCCTCCGATTTGCTTGCCACTGGAAGCCGTGCCGTCCGAGTAAACGTCGGCGGCGATGTTGTTCGCCATCGTCTTTTCGGCGTTCTTGATGCGCGAGGCCAGCAGGTTGATGACCGCTTCCGGGCCGGTGTTCTGCACGTCGCCTTCAAGGCCGGAGATGCTCACCGCGACGGCGGCTTGCTTCCAGTCGAATTCGGCGGCGGTGAACACGTCGGACGGCGAGATGTTCAGGGTCTCGTAGCCCGAGTAACGCTGGAAGGTAGCGTTCTCGGCGTATTCGAGTTCCTGCACAATCGTGCGACCGCCAGAGACGGTTTGCATGTTGCCGCGCTTTTTCAGGCGGGCAAGCAGTGCGTTGTTCTTGGTCACGTTGTCGGCCAGCTTCCCCGTGCGGTTGCGCAGGGTAGTGGTGACAATCTCGGAGAGGTTCGGAGAAGCCATGTTCGTTCCTTACGCACGATCCCCCATCGCTCGACGGATGGTATCGTGCAGGGATTCATCGGGGAGGTCTTGCTTGGGAGCGCCAAGGGTTGACCCGGTGATTGAACCGCCAGCCTTTTTCGCGGCTTCGGTTCTCTGACGCTCGGCTTGCGTCGCCTGTTTCGGTTTGCTTTGATCCGCCTGGATAAGCTTTCGAATGTCAGGCCGCGCCCAAGTCGCCATTTCGTAGGCGTTCTTAAGCTTTTCGTCCAACGTGTCGCCTTTGACGCGACCCGCCGCGATCAAGGCCGTCATGTCGTCTTCCACATCAGCGAAGTAAATCGCCTCGGCGGAAGCCTTGAACGTCTCAATCGTCTTGTTCACCGTATCCCGCTGGGCTTGCGCTGCGGATTCGGATTGCGCCTGAAGCTGGGCTTCAAGCTGTTGCATCCTCTGCAAGACGGGCTGGAGGGCGGGCTGCTGTTGGGGCAGGTTCCCTTGCGCGTATTGCCGAAGGTCTACACCGTAAGCTTGCGCCAAATCCTGAATGGCTGCAAGCGGGTTCTGTCGCAGGTAAGCATCGGCGTTGAGCAACTGACCAATGGCCGTCGCTTCATCCACGCCGTGTGCGCTCCACCGCTCCCGATGCGGGGCGATGACCTGTTCGATGGGCTCATAACGCTTGAGTTCGGACGCCCGGCTTTGCAGGCCCTTGTCCATGTCGCGTTCGCGCTTCAGAACCTCGTCCTGAATGTGCGGGGCGAGTTGGGCGAAGTCTGCCTTTGCCTGCGGGCTCCACGAGGCCGGGGGCTTGCGGGGAGCCTCTTCGCCATCCTCGGGCTGTTCGCCTTGCGGAGCCTGTTCGGCGGTCTCTACGGGCGCTTCAGGCTCTTCCTTGGGCTCCTTGGGTGCGAACTTGCCAGCCTCATCCCGTGCCGGTCCGGTATCCTCGGGCTGTTCCTGCATGGCGGCGAGAACGTCCGCGCCGATGTCGTCGGGCTTCTCTTCGGTTTGGTCGGTCATAGCTTACCCTCGTAGCTGTTCAATGGCTCTGGCGATGTCGCGTCTCGGGTCGCCCATTTCCCGTTCAGGCGGCGGCGTGTAGCCAGCCGGGTCGTTGCCGACGATCTCGCAACCGTTCTCGCGGACGTGGCGGTAATAGGCTGACTTGGAATCGAACATCTTGCCGGTGATCGGGCTCGCCGTGCCGTCCAGGTGGTCGGAAATGACGTAAGGCCCCGCCGCACGTTGATAGGCCTCCCGCTTGGGGATTACCTCGCCGTCGCGGTAAACGAATGTCTCTCGGGCCATCAGGCGGGAACCAGAACGGTGAAGTAGTCGGGATCGGTGAACGTCCCGGCCACGTTCTTGAACTCGATGGTCAGGGAGGTTCCGGAGATCAGCGCCGTTGCGTACCCGACCAGAGCGTTAGTCGAGATGGGCGTAATGAGAACGCCGCCAAGGGTGGGGGTGTTGTCCAGCGTCAGGGTGAAGCGGCCCGTATTGGTTCGCGACGCGCTCGCAATGCCGGTCGATGAGCCGCTAAGCGAGCCGCCGCCGGTCACGAGGCCAACGGCGTTGAAGGACGTGACGCCCAGCGTGGTTCGTGCGGTTGCGGCGTCGGCGTCGTCCAGCAGCGTGCGGGCGAAGCTGGTCAGGGTGGTCGTCGCGACGGCGGACGATGACGTGAAATACGGAACCTTGTCAGCCGCCCACGTGAGCGAGGCGATGGCCGCCGTCTTGGCGCTATACGCCTGAACGTCGGTGCCGATCACGAGGCCTAGCGAGGTCCGCATGTTGGCGAACGTCTGGCCTACGAG